CATAAACCGCCTAGACTGAAAGTGTCCGCATTGCATACCGCCTTTTTTATAGTGTGCAACTTTACCACAAGTAAAGCATTGTACTAAACCATTTTGACTATCTCTTAGTCTAATGTAAAGACTAAACCATTTGTCTAGTTCTTTTTTAAGTTTACTTATTGATTTTGCCATAAAACTTCCTGAGTAAAAACTTTTAATGGTTTTGTATAAATATATTTAGCAATAGTAGTAGTCTTACCAAATCTAGTTTTCTTTTTTAAAGGAATACTATTTATTTCATATCCATCTTTTCTATGGTTAAATATAATAGCTGAAAGTCTAGTAGCACCATATTCTCTAATAGCTTCATAGCTTGTTATACTTCCATGTGTTTTTAAATGCCATAAAACAGCATCTGATTGACTTTTTACTTCTTCTTCTTTAATTGTAATTGTTTTCATTCTTTTAATTTATAGTTTATATGCAGCACTATTGCTGCGATTATTACCCAACCTATCATTTGAGTAGTTTTATTGGTTCTTGATAAAATGGTACATTTTTTTGTCCTAATGTATGTGCTTGATAATAAGCATTATCACACATTTCTTTCATTTTATATGTCCATTTATAAAAAGTTCTAATGTTTAAAAATGGTTCATCCTTTCCAAATCTTACTCCATATCTAAAAGCATCTTCAACTTGATTAAATGTCATGCTTCCGAATCTTTTCTCTTGTATAAGGTCTTGTGCAAATATTTTGCTTAATGTTGCCATAGTGTTTGCATCTGTCTTGTGTCCTATCTCTACTGAAGTCTTTGCTACTAAGTCTAAGACCTTTTCAGTTAGGTCTTGTAAGTTTTCGTTTTTTAGTGGTTTCATAATAGTTTTTTAGCTTGTTGCCATTCGTTTAATTGTGAATGTATTTTACTCATTGTTTGTTTTTTTATATCTCTTCTTTCCCAAGTTCTAACGCACGCTTTCCAGTCTTTCATTTTATTCTTTCCTATTTGCCAGTTTTTACTTTCATAAAAATCTATAAAACTTTCAGCATCTATATTGTTGTTGCGTAATATACAATAATTTTTAACTTCTTTAATAGTTGGTTTTTTAAAGCGCACCTTTTTATTACTATCTGTAAGATTAGTATTAGTTATATTTATATTAATATTATCTGTAAACTTTTCTTGTGTAGGGGTGTTAACCAAAGTTATCACCCTAGTTTCTATTTCTTTACTACCCTGTTTATATATGTTAACACGCTTTATGTAATTATTATCTTCTAAGGTTTTTAACCATTTTTGTATTGACACTCTACTAACTTCATATAATCTGCAAAAGTATTGAGTTGAAGCAGTACACTTTCCATTCATATTACATAAAGCAGTTATCTCTGCATAAAGTAATTTAGCATTAGGGGTTAATTCTTTGCTATATCTTACATCAGCAGGAATAACTGCGTAGTAGTTTGGTTTTTCCATTAAATAATTTCTAAGTTGTAATTGCAATCTGTCAGTGCAAACTTACATAATTCTAATTGATTGTAAAAATCTTTATATGAAAGTCTAATATTACATTCAGCCCTTCCTGAAGTAACTTTAATAATAGTTTGGTACTTATCACTATTGCTTACTCCATTTTCTCTAAGGTATATTTCTAACTCCCTAGAATCTGAAAAAGTCCTTTTAGAACCCTGAATACTAGAATACGCATTATAGACTAAATTAAAAACCTCTCTATATTTAGGAAAAGACCTGTAATTAAACTCATGCATTTTCTCATAGTGATAAATTAAACTTCTATCTCTTTTCAATTCTTTAGCTATTATAGTTCTATGTGTTTCATCTATCATTCTAGCAACTACACTAGCTACACTTCTTGGTATTTGATATTCTTGTTTTCTGCTTTTATAGGAAAGCGAACCTTTACGCAACCCTACTAATCTTGTAGTAAGGTCGCATAAGTTTTTAAAATTATCTTCTTGTATCATCTTAAAATGGCAAATCATTGTCATCAGTAGTTACAAAACCCTCATTTTCAGATTTTTGTGTAAACCAATATCCATCTATATTGTGATAATATTTACCTTTATACTCTCTTGAATAAACATTACAACGAATAGATACTGTCATTCCCTCTTGTAGTTTATTTAAGTCTTTAATTTTTTCTTCACCAAAAGCACTTACTGCTATTAGATTATTAAATTCCTCTCCATTGTCTACTACAACTGTTTGTTTTTTCCATTCTTTTCCTGATTTACTTACACCTGTTTCAAGTTTAAGCATCTTAACTAATTTTCCTTTTACTTCCATTTTTATTTATTTAATTTATTAATACTAGGTTTTATTTGTAACTTTTAATATACTCTATAATTTTTGACAGTTTTTCTTTTTCTTTAATTACTTGCAATTTTAAAGTTAAATTGTTTTTTCTTAATCTTGTGTTTTCTTTTCTAAGCTGCTCACTATCACTTATTGTTTTGTTTATACTGTTACTAGGTAGTGCGGTTTCCATAATTTAATTTTTAATTATTAAAAAGAGGGGGGCGTATATCTTTACAAAGTATAACTGCTGACATTATTATTCATATTGATACCAAACCCCCTCATACTATTTTCTTTTAAAATCTTCACTTTCATCTTCACTAAACACCCCCAACTCGTAAAAGCCAGTTAATTTTAATACTGCTCTTGACATTGCTCTTTTCTCAGCCATTTCCATAACATACCAAGTATTACAATTACCATCTTTAAAACCACCCTTAAGAGCTGAACCAAATGTTTGTATAGATGCTTCACCTTTAATTGCATTAGCTTTTACAACACAAAAATCTCTTTCACAATTTATAACTTCATAGTCAATAGTTATATTTTCTATTGCTTGTATTTTATCTATTCCTGACCTTGTGATAATTACATAATGTTGATGTTTAAATACATCTTCTTTATCTAAACCGTAATGCAAATATTTTTCTTTTATTTTTTCTGTTCTCATATCGTAGTTATTAATGCTTTGTTATTATTTAGTTTATTATATTTCTCTCTGTATATTGATAGATTCTTATTTACAGCTTCATTGTATTCTTTTAGTGTTGGTCTATCTTTTCTTGTTTCACTAAATACAATACCATCCCAGTAGCTACCTTTTTTTTCTGTTTCGTAAGGATGAGTTTCATCAAGATTAAGACCAGTCAATTCAATATAAGTATCAAGAGCTTCATCTACCTGCTCTCTAGTTCCAAATATTCTAATACTTGGCTCTACCTTTTTTAAATCTGTAAACCACCCATCAGGAGATAGTTTTTCTATTGTTTTATATACTCCATTATTATAGAAGTAGTAGTCTTCGCAAATTAGTAATTCCATTGTGTAAAATCTTTAAAGTGATAGTATTCTTTTTTTAGTTTAACAAATAAGTCTATTACTTGTTCATCTAATGACCTTTCTAATAAAAATCTTTTGTGTTCAGGCTCAATGCTTTTTACTAATATAAATAAGCCATCAGTAATTTTATTAAGCCATAATGGGTTTTCTTCTATTACATCTAATATTGATACAATAGCTTCTTCTTTGTTTGTTGCTTCTTTCATTCTGTAAGTTGTTTTCATTTTTTATAGTTTTTAAATTAATAATTTTAAAGAGGGAGACAGCCATAAGAAGACTACGAACCCCCCCCCTGATTGTTATATTGTTGTTAAGTCGTAAACTATATTTTCTAAAGTTTCATCTACATCTCGAGTATGATATTCAGGATAGTTTTCAAGTCCACCATTATCTTGTAAGTCATACCAAGTTTGTTGCGTTGGTGTAATTTCTACTACCTTTTTGTTCACCCAAGTTGTTCCGTTGTAGTGTTGTGTTTGTTGAACTACTGTGAAGTTGAAGCCGTTTTTAGTAATTATCATTTTTTTTGTTTTTAGTTAATTTTGTTTTATTGTCTTTTAATTATTGACATTGCAAAGATACATATTATTTTTAATTCACACAATTATTTACAACTTTATTTACAAAGTTATTAACAATTAAAGTGTTAACAAAAAATTAAAGAGATATAAGTAAAACTATTACTATAAGTAATAAGTAGAGTAGAGTAAGCTTTGTAGAGTCTTTTAAGTGCATTATAAGGGCATTAAAAGATTTATTGGTAGTGTACCATTGTTTAGCACTACGGAGCAGCCTATGGCTTGTTTTTTAAAGTTCTTAGCGTAAGCAGCAGCATAAGTTGTACAGTCAACTCCGCAACCTACTTGCATGCCAAAGACTCTATATCTTTTGCCTACATACCATAAACAATAAGCTTCTGTGTGTGTATGACCGCAAACGCTTGACATTAGGTTGTTCTTTGCTTTGCTTTTGGCTTGCCCACCCTCTCCATGTTCATAAAGGACATCATCATAAACTACTGACTCAACCCAGTTCCAGTTAGGAGTTCCTAATACTTCGTTGTATGACCTTATCCAAGCTTTAGGAATACCGCCAGTAAAAGCTTTCCTAGAAGCTAAGCGGTCATGATTACCAATACAAACATCTGCAATAGGAAAGGCTTCATACCATTTAGCGACCTTTTCTATTGTCTTTTCTAACTCATAACCTGCTGACATTCCATCAGGGTCAGGCTCATGGTAGCTAAATGCGTGATTATCAAGTATATCTCCTATAAAAATAACTTGATTGCAGTTGTAAGTTTCATATTGTTCTTGACAAAAGTCTAAATAACCATCTAGGCAAAATGGTTCGTGCAAGTCGCCAACAACTAGGATGTTCCTAGTGTCAGCTTCTCGCATCTTTTTTAATGCCGCTATTTCATGCGGCTTTAATCTAAATCTATTATTACTTTTTTGCAGCATCAGCAAATCCCTGACCTAACACTAAAGCACCAATGCTTATTAGAATGTTTCTAACCTCATCAGGATTTAAACCAAATGTATCACTTAATAAAGTTGTAACAATTCCAATTACTGTGTACCAAAATTTTCTACTCTTTAACATAGAACCTATTAGATACTTGTTTAAAAATTCATTCATAATTATTTAT